TTTGAAGTGCGCGGAGTCCAGCTTCGGAAGTTTCTCTTGCGGCTAAATCTCATGTGATTCAGATAATGCGTTGTTAGGCAGCAGTTCCGAGTTTGTCGCGTTTTTCAGTGCGGCTGCCAAGTCTTTCGCATTGACCGATAATTTTTCTCCAATGATGCACAGGACTGCCATTGGAGCATCGCTAGGATGCGAGCATACCTGCATTTGTGCTACCATATCCATTTCTTGTCCAGTTTCGGTTTCTTTTACTTTTTTATAGATATTGAGCGTATTTGTTACTGTTATCATAGTGTCTTTCGTGGCTGCTGCCTAACAAGTGCGTGGAGCCAATCCCGGTTGGCCGCTGCACTTTATTCGTTTAGGTTTCTGGTTGTTTTACGTCGTGAGTCCGGGATGGCTCACGCACGGCGTTAGGCTGCCTCGGCTTCCGTGGTTTCAGCGGGCAGTTCTTTGGTGTTGTTCTGTTGTGCATATCAAGTTCCACGCTGGTTCCTGTCTTTTTGCACTCCTCGACGGTGTGATACATTCCGGCGCTTACGGTTGTTCGGTGCGGGCATCGCTTACACCGGCAGCCTAACAAGTCGCCGGAGCCAACCGCCGTTGGCGCGGTCAGTGCGTTCGCTACGGGTTTCAGTAGTTCGTTTGTCATAGTTCGGCGGTGGCTCAGCTTTTTTCGTTAGGCATCGCGGCCATGCTTTCATTCCATGCTTCCCAAGCCAACTGGACAGCGATGTCTTTATATTGTCCCGGCCATGCGGCTTTCGCGCTGTCAGAAAAGCGGTCGGTTGGTTTTGAGTATGGTTCGTCAGAAATCCATTCCTCGAACCTTTTACGATTTTCAGATTCTTGATTCATGTTTTTATATGTCGTTAATCGCTATGCCTAACAAGTCGCCGGAGCCAACGCGGTTGGGCGCTTTCAGTTGTTCGTTTAGGCTCCAGATTGTTCAAAGTCTTCATTCCGCGTGGCTCAGCTTTTTTCGTTAGGCCAAATGAGTGCGCTTATTTCTTTTTTGCGTTTTGGCGTCCAATCTTCCGGCATGAGTTGCATTGCCAGAAGCAGACTGTCTGGTGTTTTGATTTGTCCGCACCGCACTCGTTTTACGATGTCGGTCTTTTCACTTGGACACCATGAATGTTGCGGCTCGTCTGGATTTACGGCGTCATATATTTGTCGGAATGTCGCGGTTGGCCTAACAAAGCGCCGGAGCCAATGCGGGGTGTTCCTCGCGTTTTCGATGTCGGTTTCGGTTTGCATATTGTTAATGTTGGCGATGCCGGGTTTCCGCCCCGCATGGCTCAGCTTTTTTCGTTAGGCCACTACCACATCATGCAAACCCAGGCGCATTATTTGTTTCGAGATTTCAGCCTCGGCTTGCTGGTGTTGTTTTCGGTAGCGAGTTGCCATTTCAGGTTTCATGGTTATCAGTTTTTCAAGCGCGGCGTCTATTTCGTGCAGAGCTTGCTTGAGTTCCGCAAGCGCGGTTTCATCGGCGTCATCGCCGGTAAAGTTTCCGGCATCGCATTGGCGCAGCGCGTCAAGGAAGTCCACCTCGTCGTCGTAGCATTCATGGATTCTGTATTTCAGCATATAGTTTTATCACCGTGGCCTAACAAGTCGCCGGAGCCAACCGCCGTTGGCGCTTGCCGTTCCGCTGTCGCGGTTCACGCCGCGAGTCGGCGGTGGCTCAGCTTTTTTCGTTAGCAGGCTCGGCGAGCACCTTTTGAAGTTCGCGCAGTTCTTTGGCCGTTAACCAGAATCGAGTTTGAATAGTTTGGATTTTACTTTTTTATTTTTCATATTTGTATGTTGTTAATCGCTAATCCCCGCTTCCTTCATTGCGGTTGCGCGGGTTATGTAGTTGGCTTGCGTCTTCCTGCGTGCTATCTGGATTCCACTCAAATTAGCCGGAGCTAACATCGTCAAATTAAAATCAAAACAGTCCCACTGCTCATACGCCATATTCTCCTCAACCCAAAGGGCGATTTGTTGCCATTCGGTTTCGAGGATTTCAGGACGCACAGGCCAGTTACCTTTATCTAGCCATCGAAAATTATACTCGGAATAGGCTTCATGCTTTGTGCCGTCAAGGTTGGTTTGTGCTGGACGTGTTAAATGCTCAGTAATAATCCTCTCCGGCAACTTCCCTGCGAGGTAGAGTTGGGCTTCGTGTTGGGTTAGCATAAATTCAAGGTGTCAAATCGTGATTTTCTTCCGTCTCGGACAAGGATTCGGCGGTTTGTGCCGTGAACCGTCTCGGCTCGCCACCATTCTTTTCAACCAGCTTTTTATATCCAGCGTCCAGCATAGGCAAAAATTCATTCAACGTCTCGCCGATGAAATCACAAATTTTTTCGTCTCTGAAAATCGTCGTGACGAACGGCGGAAACTTCGGGTGAAACGACATGAATTTCCAAAACTTGCGGCCTGTGACGTAAAGGCTTCCGTGAACCTGCAAAACGTATTCATCCGGCAATTCTTCCGCCAAAAGATACTTTGTGTGCGTCTGGGCGCGGGGACACTTAATTTCAATCCCGCCATCATCGCCGATCAAACCGTCCGGCGAGCAGCCGATTGTTGCCGCGTCGTTCGTTATCAGGGCGACTTGCTGAATCGGCTCGTCAAACGAGACTTCGTAAAACGGGATTGCCATTTCCTCTTTGATTTTTCCAAACTCCATGTCGAGCGTGTTGAACGACGGCAGCGGCCCCATCCAACGCTCGGCCAGCTTTTGGGCGAGATAGCTGTCCACCATCTTGCCCTCACGCGCCTTGAACTTTGGGGTCATAAGTTCGTCGAACTCCGACGCTGTGCAAACCCCGGCGCGGGCGGCAAGCCACTCTAAAGAGTTTTGGGCAAATTCTGTGTGGATTTTCATAGGCGTTCGGCTTGCGCTTCAATCCAATCCGCCAATACATTCACCTTTTCCCAAACAGCATCCGATAAGGCATCGTCCGCCAATTTGAGCCGCGCCTTGTCTTTCAGTTCGCCAGCAAACAGGTTAAGTTTTGCTTTGTCCGGCGCGGCAGCGGCTTTCTTGGCGGCAGCGGCAGCGGCAGCGGCCTTTGCGGCTTCGGCGTCGCGTAGCGCCTTTGCGACAGCCTCTGCGGCGGCGCGTTCGTCAGCCAGTTTCTTTTCAGCCGCTTCACGCTCCGCTTTCGCCGCCGCTTCGCGGGCGATGGCTTCGGTTTTCAGCCGTGCATTTTCGGCGGCGATGCGTTCGCGCTCGATACGCTCGGATTCCGCCTTGGCCTTGGCTTCCGCCTCCGCTTTCGCGGCAGCATCAATCTTTGCCTGTTTCAAAAGCTTTGCGTCAGCCAGCATTTTGCCATAGTCGGCTTCCGAAAGTTCGGACAGATTGCCCATGATTGGAGTCTCCAAAAACGGTTTCAATTCCTTTTCGCGTGTCGCCTTTAATTCGGCCAGCCGCGCCGCCTCGGCTCGCTCGGCGATGTCCTCTGCGGCTTGAAGCGCGGTTTCCACCGGAGACAGATCGGCGAGCAAAATGTTATGAAACCCGTCCACGGCGCGGCCATAAAGCAGGGCGTGTTCCTTCTGTTTCTTGCGGACTCCATCGCTTTCCAGACGCACGGCGCGAAGCGCAAGGCGGCAGGCGCGGGACTTTTTGATTTCCTTAACACAGGTTGCGTCCTTCACAGAAGCAGCCACGCCGCGAGCGTCATCAATCGCAGCGCGAGCCTTGACGAAGATTGGCTTGAAAGCATCTGCCAAAGAAATGGCGGCGGTTTTTTCAAGCCCTGTTTCGTTGGCATACTTCACCAGTTTTTCGTCTGGATTTACAATTTCGAGTTCGATGGTTTCAGTTTTCATTTTGGTTTTCTTCTAGGTGTTTAATTTGTTTCTCTAAATCTGCTACAACTTCTTTAGCTTGCTCGATTTCGGCGGTTTGTGAGAGCAAAGATTCATTTTCCTTTTTGCTCCTTCATTCTCAACAATTGGTCAAGCACTTCATATTTCAACGTCGGGATTGCGGCGAACGAATCCACGCCAGCCATTTTCAGGAACGTCGCTCGGTTGCTGTTGGTAATCGCGACACGCTGTTCCAATTCTTCGGCTTGTTCCTTCGTTACCTTGCCGCCGAGATTGCGCGGGTCTGCGTCCTCTCTGATGCGAGACTTGATACCCAACATCTTTATGACCAAGTGACGCCACGCGCTTGTTGTCGCCCCTGTGTCGGCGGCGGTGGCGTCTTTCAAGGCGTTAGTATTTCCAGACCTGACCGAATACTCACGGGTTTCTTCGTGTCCTTCTTCGTGAATGAGGGTGATTATTGCGACAATTTTTCCTTCGTCTGAACGCTGACCAAACATCATTGTGAAACCATGCTTTAATAAAACAGGCTCAAGCATTGATGAAAGTTCCGTTTCGCTGCAATAAGAATATGCCACCTTGCCGTTGTTCATGGCGGCTTTGTCGGCGTAAAAGTCCATGCCGCTGATTTCTTGTCTCAATTTGAAAAAAGACTTGTTAAACTTGGCTTTGTTTGCGGCTGAAACCTCCTCACGGCGCATGGCAATGATGCGCTCCACCACGCCGACGCTCTCGGAAGTGATTCCACCACTGACAGCCGCGTTAAGGATGTCCAAAGAAGTCAGCGCGGGTCGGACAACTGCTAATTCCTGCGATTCAATTTTAGCTAATTTCTCACTCATAATTTCCTTCGTTTATTTATTTGTTGGCTGCAAATCATTCGGGCTGTCGAGATTTTTTGCCTGTTCCGGCGTTAAAGATTTTGCCACGGATACCAAGGCGCGAGCGCGAATTTTCGCCTCATTGCGGGTTTCCGTTGACGGGTTGAGCAGCATATCCGCAATGGATTTTCCGTATTGTTCGGCTGCGTCTAAATAGCAATCAGTCATTTTCATTTTTTAAGTTTCCTATAATTTTTCAGTCGTTAAATTCCGCCGCTGGATGTTTGTCTAAAAACTTGTCAATGTCAGAGCCGGTCTTGGTGTCCTGCTCGCGCTCAATCTGACTCTCCCGCGCACGTTCCGCCCGATATTCCGCCAGACGCTCGTTAAATTCCGCGCGCTCCTCGTCGCTGCGGTCGTCGCAAGGTTTGGAAAATCTTGACCAGTTCATAAATTCAATCCGTCGTCAGCCATGCGAAATAGCCAATGGCGATCAAAAAGGCCGCCGTCAGGAAGGTTGTGGCGAAGGTTTTCATGGTTTTTTAATTGAGAAAAACGACATTAAACGAGTCGCAGCCTTGGATTGACCGCGTTACGATTTTGATGCCAAGGAACCGTGCGCCGTTTAACACTTTCTGGCGGTCGGCTGGCGAGTGGACAAGAAATGATTTACCAGCCTTTAGTAGCGCGGCGGCTTGCAGTTCGGACAATGCTTTTTTGTTTCGCATGAAACAAACTCTATAATAATCCTATTTTAATTTCAACAAAAATCGTAAATTATTTTAACCCGATAAACATTGGACGAAACCTCCATAAAAGATTTCAGTTGCAAAATTCCGGCGAGCGTGTAGAGTTTTGGTGTTCAGCCGTTCGTTGCGGCATGAGTAATGCAAAGAACCAAATCACAATTTGATTCCCTGTTAGGCGCAAGGCCAATAAGCCAAGCACCGCAGTTACTCGCGGCAACGAACTATCAGGGCATCGTCACTCCAATTCTCAGCAATGAGGGTTGGAGTTTTCTTTTGTCCGCCACTGAACCGTTCGCGGTCAACCGATAATGCTTCGGCTCGCCGTTGAAAACACGCTCACTGTGATTAAAAACCGGGTGAGTTAAAAACGCCGTGAAGCTCCTTTTGCTTAACTTTCACGGCTGCTGTGACGCACCACGCGCAAGTGGTAACGGCTTTGATTTGTTGTCTGTGTGCCTATCGCGTCCAAAAGCTCCGAGCGATTCCCATTTGGGCAGAGTTCAAAAGCGACAGTGAATCCGACTTGGGTTTGCTGTTGCAACCGGCTCAAACCCTTTAGGCATGGTTCAAAGACAATTTCCTAAACCACCAAGAAACATTCCTCGCCCAATTATTTGAATCCAGCGGGCAATAAATCCGGCTCATAAACGGAATAAAATCATTCGTTCGACCACTTGCAATCCATCTGGCGTAGTTTTTTCTCACGGAATTTTCGCAGATTCGTTTTGCATCGGCAGCGTCTTTGTATTTCACCGAGCGGATTCCGTAAAGCCATTGTGCGTTTGTGCCGCCCTCGCTGATGTAGATGGCTCTGGTGATTGTCTCGACTTGATTCGAGGAAAGAATTTGCGCGTGAACGGAGAAGGCTAGAATGCAAAGCGCAAGGATTGTGGCTTTGGTCATGCCCCAACTTGATAAGACCTTTTGCCAAATTTGTCAACAGCCCAAAACAAAGTGTCTGCCATTTCCTGCGTGTCACCACAAACAAGAGCGCACTCGAAAATAAAAGCATCGCTGGCGGCTTTGGATCGGCCTTGTGATGAATCCCATTTAGTCCATGCGATGCCGTCCCAAACTTGAAGTGAGAATCGGTAGCAGCAATCGTGAAACCATCCTGCCGCCCAATCGTTACCACCAGGCGTCCGGCCAAACAATGCCGCGAAATTCGGAACGCTCAACCCGTCGCTCTGCGCTCCAACTGGCATTTGATACAGCCGACCATCCTTTGCCAGATAAAAAACCGGCTTCGTGAGGATGAATAATTGACCGCCATTGGAAATAGTTGAGAAATCCTGCGTTGAAAATTCACCCAATTGAGTCAGGTGAAATCCGCAGATTGAGAATGTGTCGAGCATAATAAAAATGCGCCTTTGTTTCTATGGGCAAGAATTGTCTCCGTTCGCCCTTCCACGCTTCTCACGTAGCACCATCCGGCGCAATCCCCGCCCCAGCCGCGCACCGTCGCCCCATTAAAAACGGCGATGCGCTTCCGGCTGGTGCGAGAAATCGGTTAAAAAGTGATGCCAAATCCGGCTTCGATGGACGGATTCCGGCTGAACTGGCTTCCAGCGTAATATGGCAATGCCACGCGCAAAAAGCTGAACGTGTTGTCCGTCATTTTCTTTTTCAATGTCAGGTTCGGCTCGAATTTGAACGCCTTCAAATTGAAATCGTAACCCGCGCCAAGCCGCGCATCTACCACGGTGTCGAAATCCTCGAAAATGGCGTATCCGATTTCTGGCGTGATTGAATTGACCGAGCTTCCAACTCCGTCGAACTCCAAGTCCGCCGACGCATTTATCCGAATGGCGAAGTTGTATTGAACGTCCAGAGCGTCCGCCGCCGGTTCATTGATGACTTGCTTGTAGCCCGTGTCAATCTGCCAGCTTGAATTTGTCGTCCAGTTGAACGCCGGATTGAACGAAGTGAAGTAGGCTTCGGCGGACACGAAGATGCTGTTGGTCGAGTTCTGCGCCTGCGTTGTTATCGTCGCCAGCCCGAAAGCCGCGACGCCGATGAGTATTTTCAGTGTTTTATTTTTCATGGGTTTGATTGGTGGTTTGGTTTGTTTGTCGTCAAAAACTTTTGTAAAGCAGCCACAGGCACGCGCCAATGATGCCGAGAGTCACAAGACCCATCAGCCCGGTGGACATCAGCCGCAAAATTTGAGTTGAAGTTTTCACGCGTTTTTAATTGTCAGGTTTCGGCAAACCCTGCGAAAGGAAGATTGCCATTTTTCCGACTGCGCCGCCAACGAAAATAATCAGCATCATGTGCCAGCCAACGGCGGGAATATCGGCAACTCCCGCGCCGTGAGCAATGGCAAGCCCACCGCTTGATGTCACTGAAGTTGCTCCGCCAATAATCCCTGCATTGAGCAAATTGTAGCCCCACTTTTCCATAATGGATAACTGCCGCTGTGCGGCTGGCGCTATGGCTTTTTGAATAAAGGTTGTTTCGTCTGGCATAAAATCATTTCTCGTTGCGCTCCCATTGCGCCGCCAGACAGATTAAAAATCCGACGGCGAACACGGCGAGATATACAAAGGCAATCATTTTATTATTTTTCCTTGAGTTGAAATTCAATTATGGCAATGCGCTTGTCCATGTCGTCCTGTTCTTTTAACCGGCTGTATTTTTCCTCATTAAACTTTTCATCCTGCGTCACCACGGCCTGCGCCAGTGTTGCGGAGGATTGCGATGTCCGTTCAACATCCAGGTTGATAGGATGAATGGCCGCGCCCCAGACGAAACCAAACAGCGCTCCGACGACCACCAGCCCGGCAAAGATGGTCTGCCAGTCCGTCTTGTAGGACTTGTTGAGGGAGTCCTGAATCTGGTTCAACAATTTCCAGATGCCAGAAAGCTCGGTCGAGATGTTTTTTACCTGCGTCTCAACCGTTGCAAGTCTTTCTTTTTCGATGGTCGTATCCATAAATTCATTCACCAAAGACCGTGGTTAAAGTCGTGGGCGCAGCCGGAGCAAAACAGCGCGCTTTACTTCACAAGTTTCAACTGGAAAAAGTCTGACTTGTTTGTCATCGAACCGATCTGCCCATACAGCACAACCAGCGTGGCCATGGCCGACGGTGGATTCGGCTTCTTGAGCAATATCACATTGCTGAAATCGGAAATGCCGCCCAGCGTGTTCTCGCAATTTGCGGCAAAGGAATAAGTCACGCCCGGGACAATGCCGCTCACGTCCAACTGCAAATTTGTCCCCACCGGGATCACAAAAAGATTTGTGGAAGGCCAGCCGTTCGTTGACCAACACACGTTGTAATTCGTCACGTCCGAGTCCGGCGACGGCGACCATGCCACGGATGCCGACTGCGCCACGGCAGCTTGAGCCAGCAGGCAGCAGCAAAAGATAATGGTTTTCATCAATAGTTTGTGGCCGTGAACCACACGCGAAAGTTGACGTTGCTAACTGCAATGTTGTAATAGCCCACAATGGTGTTCGTGAACACGGTGTTTGTCGTGATGACGAGGTTGCCGAAATTAACTTGGGCAACCGGCAGTCCAGTCGCATTGGCAAGGCTGATTGACGGCGCGTTCGTCCAGCCGTTTTTACCGCTCGCATCAAGGGTCTGCGGCACTTGATGTGCCGCGCTGACGCCGTTCGTAACGACTGCACTGTTCGTGAACTGCACGTCACCGGAGAGCCGCGCATCCGCCACTGTTCCGCTTGTAAGGTTGCTTGCGTTGGCGGCGTAGGTTATCGTGGCAATGTTGGTTGAAGCAGGCAGTAACCCGTATTGGTCATTGAAATTAGTGAAGTAGGCTGTTCCTCCTCGATAGCCAGATGCTCCTATGTCTTTTCCGTTGACATAGATTATGCCACTGGCAGTCATGGTGTTTATGGTAATGTTTCCATCACCTGCAATGGTAATGATGCCATTTGTTCCGATGAAGTATGTTTTGGAATATACACCATTTAATAAATTTGCCCCGGCCCCACCCAGATTTAATCCGCTTGCATAGACAGTTCCACCAGTTCCTGACTGAATTTGCACATTTCCATCCCCCGAGATGTTAAATCCATGTGTGGAGTTGCCCATTTGAATCTGACTGTTTGCCGACATTTGCAGTGGGCCGGTCATATATATTCCTCCAAGGGCTGACCCGCTTGCACCGAGACTAATACCGTGCATATAAATTTGCGGTTCACCTGAAATGATTTGAAGCGAACCGTCAAACGACTGCTGCAAATAAGTGTTCGCTCCAAAATAAAGTGGAGCGGTTCCCATGTTGACATTATTTGATATGTTCAAACTGTAAGCCGACAATGGTATGCCGACACCCAATGCCGGAGGTGCAGATAAAACATCTCTCAACCTTGCTTCGGTTACAACATTTGAAGGCGATGCCATCGTCATTTGATTCACGTAATCCGCAACCAGCGAATAGCCGATGGTGTTAAAATGTATCACGTCGTAACGCAACGAGGCAGGGGCAAACCCTTGATACACTGCATTTGAATCCACTAAAGATGTCGGGTCAGGGTGGCCTTGAATCCAGCTTCGCACGTCAATGACGTGGTTCGTGAAGGTTGTTTTCAGCCAAGCGTTGCAAGTCAGTAATGCCGTCTCGGTTGGTGGCGTCTGGTTGGTATTGTTAATCAGTGTGAGAAACCAGTAATTCGTGTTACCGACGCTTTGCAAATCTAACGCCATCGTCAAAAGATTGGTTTCGACGGCAGCCGCACCGTTGCCAACGTCGTTATTTCCAGACCATATAAAAGTAGGTTGCGACCAGAGGTTTGTATGGAAGGTGCTTGTAAAGTTGGTCAAAATGGTGTATGAACCCGCCCCACCAATTCCAAAATTCAAGTTTTGCACGCCAGAATAAAGGGTCAAGAAAAGTGGATAGCTGTCTCCAAGGCCATCTTCGTCTCCCGCTGTGAGGGAATCCCCCCAAAACACATTGGTTTTAGTATATGCTTGCCAATAAACACGGTTGGTTGAAGCATAACCATTGGTCGCCGTCGTCGCCGTCGCCGCGTTGCCATTGAACGTGCCGGTGAACTGGTTTGCCGGGTTCGGCGCCGTGTAGGCATGGCCTGTGGAATTGTCAATGTTGTCCGCTATCACATTCGTCGCGCTTGCGGATGGAGCGTTCGTTCCGATGCCAACCGTTGCGGCATTTGTGACTAAAAAACCGGCAGGCAGGTTTGTGTTGTAAAATGAGTAAGTGGCCCCATTCGTCGCGCTTGCGGATGGAGCGTTCGTTCCGATGCCAACCGTTGCGGCATTTGTGACTAAAAAACCGGCAGGCAGGTTTGTGTTGTAAAATGAGTAAGTGGCCCCACCACTCCCACCATTTTTAACAGAAATGATCGGAACTGCGACATAGGGGATTCCGTTTGTGACCCCTGAAATTAAGAATGAATTGGTGTCGAAATTATTGTAGGACGGCGATGCTGCTTTAATGCAAATCGCAAAAAATACCGTTAAGAACAGTAAAATAAGGCTTTTCATCATTTTTAGTTTTCACTGGTTCAGGAGATATACCACAGCCCCCATCTGGTCGCCTTCAGGAAAACCCCCAACGGAAGTGAAGCATTTTGAATCCGCCCGCAATTGTTCCGGTGTCAGGTTCGTTCCTGCGATGGAGTTCAAAAGAAAAATCGCACAGCCAAGCTGATCGCCAGACGGGATGCTTTTAATGAAGCATTTGGCGTTTGCCTGCAATTGCTCCGGTGTGAGATTTAGCCCAGACATATAATTCCAAAGGTAGATGGCGCAACCAAGCCGTTCGCCGGTCGGTATGCTCCTGATGTAACATTTTGCCGCCAGCGCAATTTGATTTGGAGTGTATGCCATAGCATCACAACCCCCTTATCACTCGCCGCCTTCCGCCACGTTATAGAATCCAACGGCGCAGCGCAAAAATGAAAGCAGATTTTTTTTGTCATTCTCGCCGATGGCGAGATAGCAGGCCGAATTCTTTTTCAAAGAATTTATGTCTCTGGAAAAAACAGCATTGTTTCTAAGCGAATCCTCCACCGTAAAATATGTGGATATGGCTTCCCTTTGATTTGCCGAAAGCAGCCTCCATTTACCGGCTGCGGTGAAAAGTCCGGCGATGCTGAGGCTATAATCTATTGTCGGCAAAGGGAAACCCTCTAAATTCCTAAGAGCCTGCAATTCTTGAACACGGGCAAAAATTTCAATCGCCCTGCGCTGTTCAACGCCGATGTTCGGGTCTAAAAAGCAATTTGACGCGATTAAAAAAGAGTTTGGATCGCAGAGGTAGTATTGTAAAATATCTGGCATAAAATTAACTTGGTTCACCCATCGGCGATTCCGCCGCTTCGGGTGCTGGCGTTGCCGCCGGTTGTTCGGGTGCTGTCTCGTCAACGATGACAAATTCCGCTTCACGGCTGTCAGGGTCAACGTCCTTGATTTCGATGGTGAATTTCTGACCGACTTGCGGAGTCTGGCCGCCGAATACATCCACGGCTGCAAAGCCGCTTGTTTTTTCATCCGATGACGCCGCAGCTTCCGCCGGTTTTTCCATCGGATTTTCGTCCGGGGAAGAGCGCGCCGCCCGCGCCCGCATATCCGGGCTTTTGTATCGCGTATCGAAAGTTTCCATAATTCAATTTCAGTCCGAGCGGCGGCTGGCAACCACCCCGCAGTTAAGTCACCAGCCGCCCCCGAATTGTTTAGCTGCTCAACGCCGTGCAGACCGGGTTTCCACTGGCGTAGTTTTGCGTCACATACGATGGCGCAACCGAGCAAGGCGGGCTGTCCGTCACCGCGCCGGGATCGCGCAGGTGTAAGATGCACTCTTTCCAGATCGGATATTCGTAGCGATACCCGGTTTCAAAGTCAGACCAGAAAAGACCTTGATTGCGCCGCTTGTTGTCAATGACGCAGGTTGTCCCCGTAACCGGATCGGTAACGACGAAAGAATCGCTTTCAGGCCCCGTGAATTTCCATTTGCCGCCCAAGTCGCGGGTGAGGAACGGCATTTCTGGGTTCACTGGCGTAAGCGACGGAACTGCGCGCCGCATGGCCTCTGGATGCCAGATGCAAGAATACTGAATCGGGGCAAGCTGCCATTGCGAAGACGGAATAGGCTTGCTGCCAATCGTGGTCGGCACGTTGACATAAGGCCAGACGCGCTTCAAAGTCCCCTTGCCGTCATTCAACGGATAGAAACGCGCAGGAAATAAATCGTAGCTGATGCCGAAGTTGCCGATGCCCTTGCTCATGCCGTATTTGAACAACTCGCCGCCACGGACAAAATCCGTGAATTTGAAATTGCTCACGAGAGCCGGATTCTGCTCGACAAGCTGGCTTGCCGAAATCGGGTCGGTGATGAGCTTCATAATTCCAGCAGGGACGTATTTCGACTTGAAGTAGCCGCCGGACTGCAACTGCTCATAAAACCGCTGCAAATACTGGATGGTCAACATCGAGGTAGGCAGCAATGAATCGCTGCCAAGCACAATGGTCGTCAGATTGCCGGTGAACATCGAAGGCGACAAACTGACAGCCGCCATTGCCGAGCCGCAGATTTGAACTTGGTCGGCCAGCATGAGCGAGTTGACGCGGTTGTAATCAGACCAGACCCATTTCGTCACATTCTTGATGCCCTTGACAATTTCCGCCAATTGCGCTTTCGCCTTGGCGCGGGTGTTGATCTGGTCGAAGCACAAGATGTTCGTGCTGTAAGAAGTCCGCACGCGGCCATAATTCTTGATTTCCGCGCCCCAGCCAACGGTGATGCTGGCGGGTGTGCAGGCGTTGTTGACGCACTGCGAGTCCTGCGTGTCGAAACTCTGCCACGACTGGCTCAAGTCAGGAAATTGAACGTGAGTCTGCTCGTAGGTATGGCTTGTGCCAGTGAAGGAATCCCACGGCATTGTCGCCACATGGCCTATCCATGCGTCGTCGGTGGGAAACCAGTCCTTGAGCAAATCCTTGTCGAAATGGGGAGCCTCATCGAAGAGGAAATCGAAATATGACGAACAACTCCAAGCTGCCATAAAAATTGTCTTTCTGTCGGCGCATTTTGCGCCTGTTTGTTTCAACGCGGGGTATTCGTTAAACAAGACCGATTTTTATGCCGCCGTCCGTCGCGGATTTCCTGCCTGACGCTGGCCGGAAGCTGCTTACGTCAATGACACGGATAACCGATGAAAAAGATTTGTCAAATTTTATTGACAGATTGATGTTCCCGTTGGAATATGTTCTATATGGTTGAAACCAGACCGTTCAAATATATCCGCTTCAAATTGACTGTTCCAGAATGGCAGTCTGCACGCCGCGCCGCAATTGCCGCAAACGAAAGATGGTTTTTGAGGTGGGTAAGAAAAACCATTGTGAAAGCTGCTTCTGAATCGGAACAAAAATGAAAACCCTCTCTGAATCTTTGGCCGAATATCTGTCCAGGGTTTATCCATCCGGCGTCCACCCGTCCATTCTCGCCGAATCTCGAAAGGCGTTCTTCGCGGGCGGACTGACAATGTTCAAACTCGCCGCCGAAGCGGATTCAGCCGATGCCCGGCTTGCTCTTTACGAAGAAGCCAAGAAGGTTTGCGAGGAGGAAATCAAAGTCCAGAAATCAAACGTAGTGCCGATGGTTGAGCCTTACGCGCCGTGTCCATGCGGCTCTGGAAATAAATTCAAATTCTGCTGTGGGAAAAAAGTATGAATATCAACGACGGAATAAAAAATCTGCCGGGCATGGTTTGCCCGCGCTGCCAAACTGTTTTGTCACACGGGGCGGTCATTCAGAACGACAAGCCGATGCACAGAAAAAACGATTTGATTGTCTGCTCTGTGTGTGCGGTCGTAAGCCGGGTTGACGACGGCGGACTGGTCATCATGTCCCGCGCCGAAATTGAGCGGCTAGACAAACAGAGTCAAGTCATGCTCATGGCTTCAATCGCCTCGATTATGAAAAAGCAGCAGGGACAAAAAGAAATCGTAAGTCCAAACGGCGTGCGCGGATGAAAGTCCGCCTTAAATCTCATTCGTCAGTCCCGCCTGGCTATTTCCAGTTCACCATTCCACAACTCGGCAAAAAAGTCTGGCGGTCGCCAGTGTTTTCCATGCTCGTTCGTCAGTTTCAAGACATCGCCGCAGCCAATCCTCATCTTGGACTTCCGACCGACCGGCAGGAAATTTCAAACCGGCTGGATGGGGAAAACGCCATGCGAATTTCCGAGATTGACGGATGCTTCTTGGCTCTTACGATTCAAGACCCGCCAGAACACACGCACCGTTTCCAGACGTGCTACATGGCGGCTGGCGGGCGGTTTGGAGACTTGATGATAATTCTGTCCGGCCTCAAGCATGAATTTGATTCGACTGGAATCAAGCCGGTGGTTTTGGTAGGTGGAAAATTTTCAGGTCTTTTCGACGGGATCAGCTATGCGGATTGCTGGCCTCTGTTCGGGCTTGACCATGTGGACAATTCGCATCTTGAAGTCGCATACGCCGCGGCACGTCAGAAATTTGACCGGGTGATTGTTCCAAAATGGTGGGAAGTCAGCGGAGTTGAAAAGCCAACATTCAAGGCTGAACCCGATTTATGGCTGGAAAAAGTTTCCCCGCACGAGCGCGACACCTACATGACAAAACAGTGGCAGTCGTGCGGGTGGACGATGGGCGAGTTGTTAAAATGGCCGCTGGTGTTTGACCGGCGCGACACGGAGAGAGAAAATGCCCTGATTGAAAAATTCACAGGCAAAAATCCGTTCGTGATTTTTAATTTCAACGGCATTTCCAGCCCGTTCAGGGATGGCTGGAAAATCCTCGGCGCGCTGGCTGATTCAATTCCCGGCATTGACTTCGTGGACTTGGGCGGCATAACGGCGGAACGAATTTACGATCTGCTTGGGCTGTTTGACCGCGCTGTTTGCCTAATCACGATTGACACTTCCACGTTCCATCTTTCCGCCGCGTCAGAAGTCCCGACAATCCATTTGCAGCGAAGCGGACATGGAGGTTCGCTGCCACGCGGAAACTCAATTCTTCGCGTCAGGTATGACGAGATAGAAAACCGAATCCACGAAATAAAGGACGCCGTTGAAAATCAATTTTATCATCACGGCCTTTGATAAGGAGATTTACCTGCCGCATTTGCTGCGGGTGATTCAGTCCTATGTCAGCGTCGAGCCTGAAATTGTGACTACCTATAACGGAGCAGACCTTAATTTTCCATGCACACTGCGCCGTCCAAACATGGGGCATCAGCACGGCGACCATGATTTGACGATGACTGGCTACAACCATTTCCGAACTCTGAATGATGGATTCAGATTCATCAAAATCGGCATTGATTCTTTCCTGCTTGATGAAAATGTCCTGATTCACATATTCGAGACGATGGAACGCGAACAATGCTGCTACGCCGGAAACCGATGGCACAATGAATCCTCACCAAGCCTTGCGACGGACATCATGTTTCTCGACACGCGGTTTGGAAACCCTCTTAACCCCCCGCACGGCATGGAAAAGGACGCGGACGATTTTGAACAATGGATGTGGAAATCCGTCCATCGTAGAAATTTGAAATGGCTGGAAATACAGCAGCGAAAGCCAGTCCATCCAGACAACCGCATGGAGTGCGAGAAATTGAAATGGACGATGCAACATCAGCTTGACAAGAACCTTGAGAATATACGCAGGTGGGGATTTTAGGCATCCCAAGCCGGACGGTTGTTGATCATATAATAAAGGTTCAAACGATACTTGATGCACTGTTTGCAGATGGCGTGGCCGACCCGTTTTTCCATCCAAAACTCCGGCGTTGCATCAAGATAATTTCCCAGCGTGATTCTCCGGTCTGCGGTGCAGGCGCATAGCTGGATTTTTCCGTCGTGGCGGATGAATGTAAAAAGTGAACCTGCTCCAACCGGGCAGACCTCGGACGGGGGTATGTCGGCATACATTTCGCGCGCCTTGTCCGGCGGAATATGCACATGATTCATTGTTTCCAGATATGTCTGTGAAACCGGCGGCAACAAATGATTCCAGTCCGGGCTGTTTTTTTGAACTTCAAACGGAGTCGCTTCCGGGTCTTTGCTGCGGCAATACTGGATGGAATTTTCCATGCTGATTGCCCGCGCCTTCGTCGAGAAAAATCCTATGTTGGCTCGTTTGGCGTAATCCTCCATCAAGGCAATTTCGTGGTGATTGTAGTCATAAACGTGATAACAGACCGACACAGGAAACGGATTTCCGGCCTTGTAAAGCGCATCACCAAGCACGGCCATGTTGTGTTTCACTTTTTCGATGTTGCCGCCAGCATGACCCCGCACATAAACATCCTGCGTGAAACCCGAAAGGCTGATGATGACAAAATCAGGCTTGGCCGCGACAAATTCATCAAGATTTCGCAGCAGGTTGAGGTTGGTCGAAAGCTGGCAATTTAGCCCGCGCGCCTTGACGGAACGGATGCAATGAGCCAGACGTGGATGCAGGAATGGCTCTGAATTGCCGTAGAGAAAAACAATGGCTTTCGGATTTTCCAGCGCGATTTTGTCAATGCACTTTTGCATCAAATCGTCGTCCATGATGCCGTTCTGATGCTCGTATTTCAATCCTTCCGTTTCGTCCATGTTGCCCTTTGTGCAGGTGGGGCAGGCGAGATTGCAGGCCGAATTTACCTCCAAAAAATACCTCCAACTGTGCATCTTCGTCTCGTCAACACCGATTGCACCGTCAATAAATGGGATTGCGGACTCCCTGTATGCTTTTTGTAATTCAGGTGTCATAAATTCATATTACGCATGGTTGCATCCAAATAAAACATTGCTTCCGTCTCCGCACCGATACCCATTTGGAATGTCCATGCACTGATGAAGGTGATGCTCCCCCGTCCACGAGACCACCCAAGGCGTCATGCCGTGATTCTTGAACCAATTTGTCATGCAGGTTTGTCCATGCTCAAATTCGTAACGAAGCTCATTGCCAATAATCGTCGGGCAGTATTCCGTAAGCAGCTTTGGCCGCATCCAAAATCCCGTAGTTCGGATATGTGGATGAATGTGATTTCCCTCGCCGGGATGCGCCGTTGCACCATAAAGCGTGTCGCCTTTTCGGAAATAAGAGCGCATGACGGGAACCATCCAGTCAGGGCGGCTGAACCAAGTATTGCCTCCAAAAAATATCATCAGGTCGGCCTCAACTGTTTTTGCGGCCACGAGATAACCGCCGATGTCCTTGCCACGGTCGTCGTATTCGATCAGTTGCACGTTTGGCAGGAACGAAAATCTTTGACCCGTTTTATCGTCAGCCTTTCCGCCGTTGCAAACGATTACAGTATCATGCGCCATGCCGGGAGGATTGCGGCGATAACTGTCCAAAAAACGGGCGGCTTTGACGCCATGTTCACCTTCACCGTCAAGCGGGTAGATATAGACGACTACGACTTTCATTCATCAGAATTTCTTGTCGAATGAGCTTACCGCGCCTTCGGATTCTTCACCGCCCTTGGATTCACCACCGACAGCCTTTGGTGCGCCCGGTGTCGAGCCGCGTAGTTCAGCAATCGTCGCGTTCAACTCGGCAATCGTCGCGTCCTTCGCCGCAACGTCGCGCACGAGCCTCTTGTGGGCGGCAAAACGGTTACGCATCGTGGCGTCCAGAATCACGCGGTCTTTCACTGAAAGTTTCTGGCGAGCATCGGTGAAAAACAGGTCGGCTGTTTTGAGTTCGGATTCGAGCAGCTTGTTTCCTTCCGCGTCTCCGTCTCGCGGAGAAAATTCAGGATGTTTTTCCGCCAAGTCTTTGTTGACGGCAGACCATGCCTCTTGAATCTGCGTGGTTTCCGTGGCGCGTTTCGTGGCGTTTTCCTGTTCGATTGTTTTCCAATTTGCCTTGTAGTTCGCTTCTGATTCGATGGAGGCTTCTCGCAATGGCACAACCTTGTCGTAATGCGCCATAATGTCCTGCCAATCTTCGGGGAAATGTTTCTGTGCCTCGACACGGGCGGCGCGGCGTTCGAGGTTGAGCAGGTAGCCTAAATCGCTGCTTGTCCCCTGCCGTGTCTGGTCATTGTTCTCGGCGTCCTTATATGTCAGAGGGCATTTTTCAATGTCAGCAACGGCTTTTTGAAATGCTTTTACATAAGGCTTTTCAAACTCCGTCTTGTATTTTTCGGACTGCTTGAAGTCCGTCAGACGAATCCGTTCCTCATAGGATTCAACCTGTTTTTGGAACGTCTCGACCTTCTTGGCGAGGGCGGCTCGTTCGGCCTCTGTCTTGGGAACTGTCGCGCTGATTTCATCGAACTTGGTTTGGAGTGCGGCCTTTTCAGCCTCCAACGCTTTCGCCCGCTTGTTCTGTCCGTAGGCGAACTCACGCACTTGTTTCAGGTCTTTTGACTCGGCAACCTCTTTGGGAAGCGCGTATGGGTCGGCGGCGGGCGGCGCGGCAGGTGCTAGTTTTGCTCCGGCGGCTGGCTTGGCTGGCGCGGCGGCAGGGGCTGGCTTTGCGGGTGCTGGCTTGCGCTCCGGCGGCGGGGCTGGCGTGTTGTCCTCACCGTCCTCGACTGGAAACGCAGAATCAAATCCGGCCTCAAGCTGCGGTGATTCGAGCGGGTTTGCGCCACGGTCGCCAGATGGCGCGGGCGCGGCGGGGGCTGGTGCTGCCGGTGCTGCGGCTGGTTTGGACGGCGGTTCGGCAACTGCTCCTTCCTGCTGTTGCTGCTCCTGCTGTGAGAATCTTCCTGTGATGAATTTGCGCAACATAAATTATTTCTTTGAAATTTCCCTCGGCTTGGCGGGAACATCAGAGGGATGCGTGAGGCTTCCATGATTCGGCCAAGTTTTGATCGGCGCGGGCGTTTCGGAGAACTGGACAAGACGCTCCAAAACATAATTCGCGCCCTTCATGGCTTCCGATGACGGATTGGTTTTGGCAAATTCAATCAGGACGGCTTGGACGCTGGATTGCACTATCGGGTCGTCAACAAATTCCCGGTAGCGTTTGACGGCTACTGGATTTTTCAGGAAGTTTTCGCGGGGGTTAAGGATGCTCATTTTTTAATTTGGATTTTTTTATTTTCTTTCCTGCAATATATTCCGCAATCGCCCAATTAGCCATTTTGGAAACTGAAACCAGCTTTGCCGCTCCCGATGTTTCGGCAATCATCTTTTTAAGGCCGGATTCGTTTTCTTCCCATAGCTTGACTTGCATTTGCCACAACTATCCACAAAGACAATCATTTGTCAACAGAATTATCGTGACAGTGGGCTTAATGGGGAAAGGGCGCGTGTTGATTTATCCTTTTTTGCTGGCACATTCTCGCGCAGATAGGGCACGCCGGTTTCGATGTGTTGACCAACGGTTGATGGCTGGCGTTTTATCGGGTTTCCTTTTGCATCTTTGTCCTGCCATTGCGCGGCCTCGTTCACAAGTTGAGGGACGAGCAGGTTTTTCATCCACTCGCCCGCTCCGTAGCTGATTGACGATGGCTGTCCAAGCTGCGTGATGGTTTCCGAAGTGCGGCCAAGAGGTGAGTCATTCAAAAGCCCTGACGCACCAGCAATCGCACCGATGACAAGACCTTTGTTATCCTTGCTGCCTTTTTTTAGCTTGGACGCTGCAACCACTCCGATGGTGTGGAAAAGCTGTCCATCGGCAAGAATCGGGTTGATCAGCCAAAGCCCGCTCAATTTCGTGTCTCCAATCTTGATGCCACCGACACCGGCTTGGTCGGGTTTCCGTTTCTCGCCGGGTTGATAATATCCTCCGAAAGTGCCGTTCGCTCCGTTGTGCCAGCCGTCATAAAGCCCGTAAAGAGCCATGGCCGCGCCGATGCTGCCGACTTTCAAATGCTTCAAAATGTTGTCGCGCTCGCGGTCGCTCAATTTGTCAATTCCAACTTTGAAAGCGTTGTGTAATTTGTAGCTTCCGCTGGCAAGCCCGAAAGCCGCCGTCATCTGCTGCTTGATGTAATTCAGCGGCACGGTCAAAATTGGAAGTTCGATGCGTCCAGCCGTTGCCGCAATCTTTCCGCCCAGCGGCACTTGTGGTTCTCGGTTTGGAAGTTTTTTGGGGCGTTCCCAATTCTTAAACATTGATCGGATACCGCTGGCGATTTTGTTTTGCTCCAAAAGCAACCCCTCGTCCGAGTCCATGAAAGCCTCGCCTTGCGCGGCAAGCTGTGTCAATGGGTCTGTCGGGTCGCCTCCGTTCTTGGCGATGAAATCAAGGCGACGAGCGAGCGAGTTTTCATAAACAACACGGCGCAATGGCGACTTGATGACTTCGTGAAGAAGCTGCGGAATTTTCCACCATTCAAACCCGTCGTCAATGCGTGTTGAAAAAGCGCGCTTCAATTCCGATTCGCCCGTCGTTGCAACCTTGTATGCGTCAAACATTCCTTGCGTCAGCCCCCTTGCGATTGAACGGGTGAGCATTGGGATATTGCTGCCGCCCTCGACCGGGGCATTTTCCGCTACGTCCCTCACTTTCGGAAGTTTTGAAATGACACCACCGATGACATCTTGGGCAATCATCATCGGGACTTTGGTGATGGAATAACCGGCCAATTTTCCAAGCACGTTCACGCCGGACAAGACGGAGAAGCGGCGTGCGTTCGCAAGGAAATCCCAAAAGCGTTCAGTTCTCGGAAGATTCGCCTTCTGATATTTGAACTGCTCGCGCTTGAACTTTGTGGCGATTGCGTTTTTATTCCCCTGCAATTCCATCGCCTTGCGGTCAACCTGTAACACACGGCGCGGCTTCTTGTCATAATCCTTTTCATCCAGACGCCGCTGATATTCGTCAATCTGGTTTTGCAACCGCGTCTTGAAAGTGTCGAGAGCGGATTTTAATTGCGTGTGTGGGTCGGTAATCGGCACTTGAAATTTCAGCTTGGCCTCGTTCACCAGTTTTATGAGCGCGGATTGCGCCTTTGTGACTTCGGCACGTTCAACGCCTGTTTTGAGCGGCGGCTGACCAGCGGCCATGTCCTCAAGTTTTGCCACTTCCTGCATCTGCCGTTTCAGATCGCGCAATGTCACGCTGACTTCATCTTTGGAAAGCTGTTTGAAATCGCCGTAGCCGCTGATTGCGTCCATCGTGTCGCGCCGCTCAATGGTCGGGTCAATCTCCTGCAATGCGCCATGCACGGCGTCAATCAGGGCGTCACGGTCTTTGACGCCGCTTTCGACAAACAGGCGGGCAAGTTTTTGGATTGCGTTGGATGCGCCGTCTTTTTTTCCGGCCTTGAACTTTTTGGTGATTGCATCCTTCGTGCGGGCGATTTGCTCCGGCACAGTCATATCCTTGACGGCTTTTTGAACTTTTCTAACCTTCTCTGCCTTGGATTCATTTCCGCCAAGTATGCCTGCTGTATGATTTTCCAACGCCTCGTTTGCGCGGCGAAAAAAGTCATCAAAATTTGGTTTGTATTTTTCGATGAAATCTTTTCCTAATTTAGCGGTCATTTCGGCTGTCCACTCACCTAAATCAACCGTTTTTTGTCCGGCTTCGATTGAAAGTTTAAGGATTGTCGAAACCCCCACGTCAGTGACATCCGCTATCAAACCCGGACTGACGGAATAAAGACGGCTGTTCAACCGTTTTAACGCAGCATCGGCGCGGGCATCAAAATAGTTTTTGATTTTGTCCGCGATGATTCTGACGTGAGGCTCGACCGGCTGCGGCTTTGGCTGCTTGAGAATTTCGTCAAGCTGGCGTTTTGCCTCGGCTTCCGATTGCTGCGAGCGGTCAAGATGTTGCTGCAATTCGTCGTTGGCCTTTTTGTAGTCATCAGCGGTCTTGACCAGTTCGGCGCGTTCCGAGTCTGTCAACGGCTCGCCACCTTTAACGGCGCGGCGTTGCAATTCCAGTGAGGCGAGTGAATAATCCTCGTTCGCCATGATTTGAAGCGAGCGCAACGCACGACCCGTTTCAGAACCGGACACGCGGGAAGCGTGTTCAAGCTGCGTCAATTCATCAGACAGCCGGGCTGTCTCAATGTTGTGACCAACCATGTCGGAAAGGCGGTCTGGATATTCCTTTGAATCGTCAAAAGCCTGAATCGCGGCGCGGGCAGATTTTTCATAGGCATCGCGCAAATCAATCTTGCGGAGCAGCAGCATCATGCGTTCCCATCCTTCGATTGTGCGCGGCTTGGAATTTAGATCGGCTATAAGCGTATCCGGCGCGGTAGGATTTTTGTCAATCTCTGCCATCGCCCTGTCCATCAAGGCTTGATCGGAAACACCTTCCGGCTTTGTCAACGGCGGGAGTCCACGCTTCTGACGCTCTTGGTCAATCAGCTTGTATTTCATCGCGGTAGGATTTCCACCGCCACGAGCAAACTCACTCGGCACAGCCGCACCGAGGCCCATATGCTCTGCGGGGGGTTGTTCGGAACGTTGACGCAACAAACTCAAAACGTCCTGCAATCGTTTTCTTTGAACCTTGTCGAATGATTTGTAATTCTTGGCATCGCTGGCCATGATGGAAAGCTGCTTCTCAATCGTCTTGGCTGCTTTTGCCGCACCACTATACATTTTCTCCGCTGCGGTGGCGGACTTTTCAGGGTCAACATCCTTCACGATTTCCTGAATCTTGAACAAATCATTTTGCGTCAAGGTTTCGTTGCCGTAGGCTGTTGTCTCGGATGTCGGCTCGACAAACTTTTCACCGGCAAGATTAAACGGCATTTCGGATTCGGCGAACAAAGCCTCTTTCGGTTTTGAAACCAGACTGCCCTTGTCCATCTTCAAAGCCGTCTCGCCGTCAATCTCCTGTGTGCCGTAAGTGTTTCCATCGTCTAGCGTCAAGCCAGTCACACGCCCGTCCTCGTCATAATCCAAGCGGGTGACTTTTAATTTTGCACCCTTCAATGTGAAATGGTCGCCCTCGTTCAAATCATCCGGCACAAGGGTTTCAACGCCTTTGGATTTGCTCTTGATGTCAGACTGAAATTTAACCGTCTGCGCTGCGGCTTGGTCGTGCAACGCATTTTTTTTTCGTTCGGCCTCTCTGCTTGCAATGCGCCCTTTTGCGGCTTGGTTCAAATGTTCGCCTAACTGGTCGGGTTGATTCGGGTCGCCTTTGAAGTGGCCTGATTTTGAAAGTTCGGATGCCGCAACATCGGCGGGAACACCACCCTTGCGGAAGATTGAACGCGCCGCTCCAATCGGTTTCCAATTCGAATTTGCCTCTTTGATTAACGTCGGGTCAATCTTTCCAGTGACACCTTCAATTTCATCAATCAAATCCGCGCCACGTTTGCCGGATGCAAGTTCAATGATACGCTTTGACGGCTTCCCCTGTTCTGTCGGCCTAGCGGACTCTTGGGGAGAAGGCTGTGATTCCGACCTATCACGCCAATCAGTGTAAGCCTTTGTGTATTTTGAAAGGGATTTGGTATCTGGTGGATTGATGCTTTCGATTTGATTCGCGTAAATTGATTCCGGCTCGGTTTCGCCGGGATGCAAAACTTCAACCTTATCGTAGCCTGCGCGAGTGGCCTTTGGCTTTACGGAAATTATTTTACCAAGCCATGCACCTTCCGTTCCCGCTTCTTTCGGAGCGTTAAAAGCCGCGTTCCATTTCACCCACTGTCCGGGCTTTACCCAATCAGCAAGCTTCTCTTTATCGCCTTCGTAAATAATTCCTTTCTGCCCCGTATCAAATGGCGGTGTTGGCTGCATCTTTGCTTTAGCCGCCTTCTCAATCGCCGCCGCTTCTGGCGGAAGTTCAGCCGATGGAACACCCTGATTGATGGATGATGCTGGCGGTCTTGATTTCGCTTTTAAGGCAAGCAACTCCGGCGACAAATCAGGCTCTACCGTCCCGGCTTTTGGTAGTTCCGATGCTTGACCTTGTGGTGCTTCGGCAGGTTTTTCTGGTTCGGGTATTCCCGCGCCCACCGCTTCGCTATCTCCGGGTGATGGATTAACAGGAACGCCCGCTGTGCTTGGCTCTTGAATGGCATTTGGTTTTTCCTCCGTCAGTTTTTCCGGCAAGGTGACAATCTTGCCGTCTTGTTGAATGATTTGCGCGTTGCCGTCAACGTCCGCGCCGATGACGTGGCCGCTGACAACTTTTCCGTCCGGCATCGTGGCTTTTACTTCGTCGCCGTGGGTCAATGGTTCTTCTTGAGCCTGTGGCGAAACTTTCTTTGCAACTGTCGGAATAACTGGCGCAGTTCTCAACTGCTCTGCCAATTTCCGTATAAGGTAATCCTTCGGTCGTGCGCGGGATTCGATTGCGTCCGTCGCTCCAAACTTCGCCGCTAGAGGTGCAAATAATGCCGACTGCGCCAAGTCCGAAACTGCTGATGTGATTTTATCCTTGTCCCTGTCTTCTGGATTTTTGCCAAGCTCCGTCCCCAAAACCGTCGCAGCATCGCCGCCGCTTTTAATCATCTGTGCGGAGAAACCGAGTGAGGCGAGTTTAGCCGCGCCTTCGGGCAATCCGGCAATGGCGAGCATCGGCGCGCTTCCGGCCAATCCCTGACCAAACTTTGCCAATGTAGCAACGGCGGGTGCATCAGGCGCGACACCGGCGATCTCGCCTGTAATCTGCGGTTCTTCGCCCAAAGCCGCGCCAGCCAGATTTTTCAGTTCGTAATACTTTTCGTTTCCTGCAACGGTTTCAGCAACGTCAGCCGGGATTGCCTTTGCGATGTTCCCAGCATATCCAACGGCCTTGTTGAGTTGCGCTGGGATTCCGGTTCCTGGCGCGGTGGTTGCCGCGAGAAAATCAGAAGAATTTTGTCCTGCTTCGTAGGCTTTGCTGGTGGCGTCCTCTTGCGCTATTTTATTCAGGTCGAGTTTTGAAAAATCAGCCGGTGGAATCGCGGCAGTGGAATCAAGCGGTGACGAGTCAGGCGCGGCTGTCTTTTTCCCAACCTTGTCGAAAATATCGTCCAACGCCTGCTTGTTCGGCGGCGAATCGCCCGTCAGCCGCAGTTTGCGTCCGTCCGGTGCTGTGACGAGATACGTTGGCATTTCATTGAACCACTTCGATTTGATACCCGTCCACGTTTATCGGCGCGGTGCTTGACGCCGGAGAGGGAGAATCCAACGGGCTTCCGCCGTTCAATCCATTTGGATTCGCCGCGAGATAAGCCTTCAAATCAGATGTCACCTTTTGGGCGGCTGTCAGGTTGCCAGCTTGAATCGCGTCCTGATATTGTTTTTTGAACGATGCAACCGTCTGGTCGGGTGTCCCTGATGTCAGCGGTGAGGGTGGGTTTTCAATGGCCGCAATCTGGTTGTTCAAATCGTCAATTTGTGATTTGTATTGCGGCTGTAATGCCGGATCAACTCGCGGCAATTCCGCCATAAGCCTGTTTCTTTGGTCAATCAAAGATTTGTATTTAACCATCGTCATCGGGTTGGGCGGTGTCGGCTTGACTGCCGGTGTCGGATAAGGCTGGCTCGGCTCGTCTTGTGTAAATTGACTGTTCAACGGGTTAAATGTCCCGACGCCGCCGCGTCCCGTGGAAATCACCTGCGGTTGCGCGAGCTTCAATGCGTCAATCGCAGCCGCGCTTTGATCCTTGCTGGCATTGTTGGCAAGCACACCATTTTGATATTGCGACTGGTTTTGCAACTGTTCGGCTTCCAGTTTCGCCCGCATTGCGGCCTCCTGCATCTGCTGCTGACGTTCGGCGGACTGCTGCTGTGTCGCCAGATTCAACCGAGAGTTTTCCAAAAGCATCTGCGCCTGCTGCTGCGCCTCCTCGTCGGACAACTGGCGGCTTCGCTGCCCGATGCCCGCACCGGCTTCGGCGGCGGAAACGAAGTCGCTTGGCGATACCGATGTCCAGCTTGGGATTACTGGCACAACACTCCTTTGGCTATGGTGGTTGACTTTGACATATCAGCCGCATTGTCAACGGAAAGCGCAGGACAAAATTTGAGTGATGCCATAAATTTTATTCAAATGTCACGGGTTGACTCGGCGAATTTCCGTATGTGCTGAAAACTGAATATGGGTCGTAAGACCCAACACTAGAGCCGTCGTATCCCCCGCCGGTTCCGGTGGATGTTCCAAAAGTATTCAGGGGTTGAAGTTGAGACGATTGAGGATAAGGCGTTGATGAAAACGACCTCGTGCCTCCTGCCGGATTCTGCAATTCAGCCATGTATTGATTGAGCAAAGAAAGCTCCTGATTGGCCGCGTCTGTCGGATTCGGCGCGGCTGCGGACACCGCATTTTGCGTGTTCACTTCGGTTTGAAGCGCGGGGCTTACTGTTTGCGTCCCGCTCACCGTTGGAATTGTCGAGTTGTAATTATTCACTCCGGCCTGCTGCTGCGCTTCGCTGGTCGTCCCCAAAAGGTTCAATCCAATCTGGCCTGAAATCGGGCTGTTAGGCTGCCCAAGCGACACGCCGCGAGCCGCCGCCGCGTTGTTCAACAATCCCATCGTCCCCGGAGAAATAGAACCGCTCAATTCAGAGCCGATGACGCCGGAAAGCTGGCTGTTCAGGCCGGACAAGCCGGGCAACTGCGCCGAAAGGTCGGCGGACGGATTCGGCATATTTATCGGACTCACATTTGAGCCATAGGCATTGTTCGCGTAGGTGAAGGTTTGTTGTGGATTGTAAGTTGCCATAGCGTTAAATAATTCTTCCAATTCCGTAATGTCTGGCGTGGGACGAACCGAAAGCCCTTAAATTTATCGGAGTGAGTTGATAGGGAAATCTTTTCTGCAATTCCGCGTTCAACCGTCTTACTGCTGTCAGTTCAAGCGCATCCGCATCGCCGCCATCGTTTCCTTCGCGGGCGCGTATGCTTTGAACCATCATTTTAATGGCGTCCAGACAGTCCAGTTGAATCAGGTCTGACGGCTGCGCGACCGGCGTAGGGGAAATGCTGACCAACGCCTCGATGCAATGCGGAACTGGCTGGCCGTTGAAACAATGATTTCCACCGCCCCGTAAATCACTGAAAAGATATTGAGGTGATGTTTCCCACCCTTGATACACCGCGACTGGAATCTGCTGCGGCGCGGACGGCGAATAAACCCAAAGCGAAACCGGCGCGGTTGTCAAATCCTTGATGACGGCATCAATGTTCGAGAACGCCATTGACGTGACGGACAATCCTCCAAGCGTCATCAGAAACCCGCGCTGCGTCGAACCGTCTGGACGCAGGGAATAAACTTCAACTCCGTTTGAGTCCTGTCCGTAAATTGTGATTGTTTTTCCGTAGTCGCTGGAAAGCCCTGCCGTCGCCTGAACCTGAAACGGGTTTGCCATTGTCGCATTGTTGAAAACCGGGACTGTGCCTGAAAATCTTATGACGGAATTTGGACGACGACCGCCCAATGGCCGGACAACATTTTCAAAATCGTGATGATGCTGGCCGTTCCACTCGACAAATTCATACCAGTAGTTTGCCGCCGGAACATGACGCCCGCCGGAGTTGACGGCATAGACGGAAGTGACGCCCGAAGGCCATATCATGCAGCCTTTGTAAGTCGTGCCAACCATCGCCTTGACCGTGCCGAACCATTCACCCTTGTCCATCAGGATTTTTACGGCTTGATTGACGTAATCAATAAACTGCTGGCTCGTCGGCGCAACACCGGCAATGTTGGCGACCGGAGAATTTTGGACTTGGGCTAAAGTCAGCATGATTCTTTATCGTTTAAGCGGGATTGTTTGTCAATCTTCATGTCGGCTTTGCAAATTCAGGTTCGGGAATCACATCGGCGGCAATCCGCACGTTTGTCAGCGTGCATGAGCCTGTGAAAACAAATTTCAACTGGAAATTGTAACCCTCTCGCATGGGCTGGTTGTTCGTCAAATCAAATACTTTCGGGTCTGGCATACCGATTGGAATACGGCGGCGATAACCGGGGTCTGACGCGCCCTGAAAAACCACCGTGGACGAATACCACGGCGTCCAGTTCGGATTCTGGTCGGAACGGTAGAACACCTGATAGCCGACATTCGCCGTGATGTCCCTGATTGAAAATTCACCGTTGACGAGCCGCTTGTAAAGGCGCGGGTCGGTCGGTTTTTCAGGTTCTTTGAACAGCATTGGGCTTTCAAATGACCATGTGACCGGCTGCACGTTGTTATCGAGCGTGGCCGCGCCGTCAAGTTCGATCTGGACAAGCCCAATGGTTGCCGTCGCGCCGCTTCCGTTAAGGCAAAGCGCAAAGCATTGTTTCACGCCATTGAAAACACCCGTAATCAGTTTTAATACTCGAAGTCCGTTCCACTCGCCGTCCCACACCGATGAAGCCTTGCCCTGCAAAGAGCTTATCGGGTCGAAATTGAGCGCGACTAACGCCGCGCCATAAACACCGCGAACGTCTTGAACCAACTGGCACGTCATCAGCATACGATTATTGAAAACCGTCATGCTTGTAAATGAAAGCAATGCCTGATTGTCGCCGCCGATGCTCCGAATGACTTCGTTGCTGATCGGCGTGTTGCCCCACTGGTTGAAATCCTGCGATGCCATCAGCATTGACTGGACGCCACCATCGGAAAGACGAAAAATCAAATCGTTGTTCGATTGAACCACGGCGTCCTGACCCGCCGCGCCAGAGCCTATCAATCCCTCAACCTGAATCGGGCTTGTCAGCGTTGACCATGTGGTTAAATCCGGCGGCGCGTCATTCGAGAACACCGTGTCGTCCGTAAAGATTTGCAATGCGCCCTGTCCAAGCGATGCGTCTATCTGCGCGACAAACTGCATGGCCGTTATTGTTTCACCCGCGCCTGAAATCTGGAATGTCCCGCCGCCCGCAAGAAAATAATTCTGCGAAACGGTAAGGACTGAATCGCGGTATTTGTATTGCTGCGTGCCTGTGTCCGAACCAACAATATCACTTGCGACGTAGGAAACTCCATCTGGCAAAGCAATCCAATTCCTGCCCATTCCATAGACGCCCATGATGCAGGTTGGAATTTCAGGCAGTGAATAAATGAATGTTCCCGCAGGGACAAAATTTTGGATTGACTCGGCGGATGGTGCTGCCGCCGTCCCGACGTTTTGCAGCCCCGGCGTGTCATTGATGTTTTGCAGGAGCAGGCTGTTGTTGCCGCCAGTTGATCCTCCGGTGACGGAAATGACCCAAAACGGATACGCAGTTGAACCGATGGTGACTTGGATTATCTGGCTCTGGTTTGCAAGATTGTTCAGGTCAATCAACTCGAAATTTGCAGGCGTGTTTATCGTGATGAAACTGCCGGTGCTTCCTGCTGAATTTGTTGTGCCAGTTCCGCCAGCCGTGATGACGCCCACACCTGTCAAAATGCCCGCGCCTACGGTTGTGTCAACGACGACATTGCTCACCGATGAAGGGGTGCTGCCGGATATGGGTATCACATCACCGACCGCCGCCGCCGTGTTCATCTGGCATTGAATCATGTTGGCCGAGCCTCCGACATTTTTTGCCGTCACGACAAACGAGGCGACATTGGCAGCCGCCGTTGTGATTACCAACGTGTCGCCCACGATGTTGGTGAAAGCCGAAGAAAGATTGAGTTGAAAATAGTTGGTGTTGCCGCCAAACGTCCCGCCGGAAGGAGACACCACGCTTGCGACAACCTTTGCCGTTCCGCCCGCATTAAGATTTGCTGTCAAAAAAACGACCTGTCCCGGCACTGGAATGTTTGCCGCCGTTATGTCAATCGTCACGTTGTTTCCTGCCGCTGGAATGACGACACCGCCGATAATCGCAGTCCCATAAGTGACAAGCGCAGCCTGTGAATGGCTTGTGTTAATCACCAAAGCCCCGTTTGGAATTGGAGTCCCGTTTGCCACATAACCCGCTGGCATCTGGCACGTCAACGAAGTGCCGCTAAAGTTAGCAACCTCGAAGGCAATCCCGTTGACGTTCAATGTGTCCCCGATTGAACCTGAATAATTCTGCGATTGCGTGATGTAAAAATAATTCGGAATTGCGGGGCTTCCGGGGGTTGCTCCAGCCGGATAGGTTGGCGGGGAGGCAAAGTATTGTGCAGAGCCGAGTGTGTTGCCACCTGGAAAAAAGACCTCGCCTGCAATGGATGATCCGTAGGGTGAATTTGTTCCAGTCTGACGGACGGAACAGGTGATTGAAGTGGAGAATCCGCCGCTGGTTGTCTGGCTTACCATTGTGACTTGAGTGGCTCCGATGGTCAAGGTTCCACCACTAACAAAAGATGATGCGAGAACCGCGTATGGATAAGAAGGCCAAGAAAGAACAAAAGTTCCCGCTAATGTTGGCGGAACAGCCGGAACTGGCGCATTTGGATATGTCGAGGGGCTAACTGAAGAAGCAATCGTCCCCGCGTAATACTTTGATGACGCCACGGCGTTGCCCATTGGAACGGTGTTCGCCGCGATGCTGGCCGGGGATAAAATCGTGAGAACCAACTGGTCGCCCGGTGTCCCGGCAACCGGCTCTAGCGGGAATTCAGTTATCGGGGTGATTCCGTCCGCTGCATAGGCGTCGAGAATCACGCCGCAATACTTTGAGTTGAGATACGCCTCGGTGTTGACTGGAATTTCAAGACCGCCCGCGCTCGTGAGTGCCGCGAGGCCAAGCGTGGCGTTTGCCGTCGTGACGCCGCCGCTCCATCCGGCGACATAATAAAGCGCGCTGCCAATCAGGACGACCCGCTGGCCGGATGTCCATGGCGCATTGATGTCCACATTCCCGGCTGGAAGCATTTCCGAGCCGATGACAAACTGGTTCTGTGCCGGGATGTTGAAGTCGGTTGCGGTTGAGCCAAGCGGCGTTGGTGTTGCGCCAAGCGAAAGCCGCGAGGTCGAACCATCAAAGAATGTCGGCAAACTTATTCCATCGCACCACACCAGAAATTGCTCCGTCTGCCACAGCGCGTTCTTCACCGCCGTCGTGGAATTTTGCTGCGGTATCGGAACCTCAATCACCGTGGCAACCGTCGAGGCCGCATTGATGGAAATTTGAAACAGCTTTCCGTTGACGGCGCACATGATGTAGCCGTTGGTCGTGTTCCTGAAATATGTCGCCCCTTGAAAAATTCCAGATTGAAAATCTCCGCCTGTTTTGTCAACGAGCGTCAGGTTGAAAAAGTTTGGACGCTGCGTGATGAAGTTTCCGCGCACAGTCGCATTGGTCGCAAACGAAAGCTGATTTTGGGGAAGCAAAAGCGCGTCCACATAGCTATTGATCCCAAGCGGAAAACTTTTCAGGACGGCATAAATTGTCTTGTCTGACATACATCACAACCATTGCCCGGTGTTTTTATTCCAACCATACGAAGAGCTTGCCCCGTTAATTTCGTAAATTTCCGCGTCGTGGTGGGGGAACGGAGGCACAATTCCCTGTGCGCCAGGAGTGCCAAGCGTCGAGTCATACGACATCACTGGATTCATGGTGATTGCAACCGCCACGGATGATGCGGAAACCGGGGGGCAGCAAAGCCGGGACACTGGAAATAATGCCAACACGCTTGTCATAGGATTTTTACAGCCATCGGGGTGTTGGCTTGTTGCATTATCCGCATATTCCGTCTAAAGTCAAATACTACTTGCGAAACCATTAAAAATCCGTGATAGAAAAAGCTGGAAACACATCTGATGCCAAAAATAATTGACAAATACGGTTCACAATGGAACGCGCCGCCCCTTCCGATTCAGGTGGAATTTCTGATGATGATGCAGCCGGACGAAGTGCTTAAAAAGGCCGGAGTTTCAAAACCGGATATTTACAAAAATGCCGCAAAGACTATCTGGCCTCATCTTGACTGGCATCGCTGGATGGAGCTTTGCAACAATGAAATTAGAAGGCCGGAGGCAAAAGTAACCGTCATCATGGGCGCGGGATGCGTGGCCGGGCACACAAGGATTTTGAACCCCCTCACAGGCGAACAGCCAACCATCAAAGAACTTTACGAAAGCCAAACCGCCCCAATCGTAATGACGCTTCATGGGGCAGCACAAGCCGGAATCCCATTCATCAAGGGAGTCGAAGATTTGTATGAAGTGGTTTTGGAAAACGGTTCAAAATTTACAGTGACCCAAGAACACAGGATTTTAACCGCTCGCGGTTTTTTGCACGTTGCCGACTTGCTTGCAAACGACTGCCTTTTCTCATACGAAGTCCAATCTCGTGGGCAAGATGCGATAAGCCATCTTGAAACAATCGAAGATTTGACGGATTGTTGTTGCTTTTCGTTCCATCCAAATGGTGAACTACTTCGCTATGCGAGAGAAGCCTGCCAAGTTTCTCCTCCATCACAAGACGATGCTCTAAAACATAACCTGAAACATTCCGGTTCGGGTGATTTGGACTGTAAATTAAAACATAACCTTTCTTTGTCACAAGCCTTCCCCCCTTCCATCGGTGGGAGCGCCCCCCCTTGTGATTTCTTGGGAAATCGCGAGTCACGCCATTTGCCCGAAGAAATCTTTTTATGTGCCGCGCCTTCGATCCGATGCGGCGTCCAATCTCATTTAGAGACGCGCCGGAATTATTCATTTGAAAAACAAGTTCCTGATTTCTCCGACAAGCACTATCAGGACGAATTCTTTTGTAATCAAAAATTGATTTCATTGCGATTCAATATAACCCAAAGCAAAATAGTGTCAATAACTGAAACCCATAAAGATATTTTTTACGACATCAGCGTTCCGGGCGTTGAGCATTATTTCGCGGAAGGCGCGATTCATCACAATTCAACGGGCAAAACCTGCGTCTCTGGATGGGAATATCTTCTCGAATACTATGCCTCGCCAGACGACACCCTTGTTTTGATTTCTTCAACAGATTTAAGCTCTCTGGAAGGCCGTGTCTGGGGCGAACTTAAAATGCTTCACGAAATGGCGGTTCAAAAATTTCCGTGGCTGCCCGGATATTTGCTGGATTCCAAACACTGCATTACAACCGACCGGCTTGAGAAAGACGAATACGAGGAAGAATCTAAAACCAGAGATTTAAGAAAAGGCGTAATGTGTGTTCCCACAATTCAAGGCAATAAAAACGTGGGTCTTGGAAAGTGGATTGGTCGAAAACAAAAACACATGAGGCTGATAGCGGACGACTGCACGGCCATGTCCGCTACTTTTCTTTCAGCGTTTGCAAACCTCAATAACAACATTGATTTTCAGGCGATTATTTTGGGAAATCCAAGCGATATTCTTGATCCGCTTGGAATCGCAAGCGAGCCGCTTGATGGATGGTCTGGGCATCTTGAGCCGACAAAAACAACCGTTTGGGACACTAGGTTTTTCAACGGAAGATGTATAAATCTGGTTGGAACCGACAGCCCTAATTTTGATTTCCCCGAAAACCAGCCGGAAAAATATCCTTATCTGGTGAGCCGAAAAAAAATCAATGAAACGATGTCTGCGTTTGCAAAAGACAGTTACGAGTATTTCAGCCAATGCGTCGGCGTGATGAAAATATCACAACTGGCCAGAAGGGTAATCACAAAGGATTTATGCAGACAGTTTCATGTCAAAGACAAGGCGATTTGGAGTGGTGAAAAAAGAACAGTGATCGCCGCTCTGGATGCCAGCTATGGCGGCGACAGATGCGTTGGTGGTCATGCAGAATACGGAAAGTGCATTGACGATGTAATCAGGCTTCAATTCTATCCACACCATATCGTCCCGGTAGCCACCCAAAGCGGAGAACCAATGGTTTCCGAAGATTCTATTTCAAAATTCGAGAAAAAGTATTGCGAGTCAAATCAGATTCCTCCAGAAAACTTCTTCCATGACAGCACTGGCAGAGGCTCTCTTGGGACTTCCCTGTCGAGAACTTGGTCGTCATTGTGCAATCCAGTTGAGTTTGGTGGTGCGGCAACCAAAAGGCCGGTCACAATGGATACATTTGTCATAGACAAAGAAACTGGAAGAAAAAGACTCAAGCGGTGTGAAGAAGCATATTCAAAATTTGTCACGGAACTTTATTGGAGTTTGAGGCTGGCGATTGAAGCCGACCAGATACGAGGGTTGCCGGAAGATGTAATCGAAGAAATGTGCATGAGGGAATGGGACAGGGTTTCCGGGGACAGAATTGAAGTAGAATCTAAAATTTTAATGAAGGTCAGAACTCGAAAATCTCCCGACTTGGCGGATTGGGCTGTGATTATTTTGGAAGGCGCGAGACGAAGGGGATTTCAAATCTCGAAAATGTCGAACAAAGACGAGTCTCAATCCGACTCAAACCGCTGGCTCTCCGACCTGTCCAAGAAACGGTTTGAATGGCATAAAAGCAAGATGATTTCAGTTCGTTAATTATTCAATACCGCTCATTAAGTTGTAGTATTCATGGTCGTATTTCTTCCAACTGGAAAAAGTTGCATAAATGACAATGTATTCCATGCAGATTCCAGCCATATGTCCCCAGTAATAAGGACAACGTCTATCACAGCCAGCATCATTCGTAATGGGAATCGAGCCATTTTTGTAACCATCTTCGTAAATCTGGTCAAATCTGTCTGCTTCTTCGGTTGTAATTCCAAAAATCCAGCAATACAAAACCTCGACGAGTTCATGGCACCAAACCGCCGCTTCAAACCGCCAATTGGACGCTTTTACCACGGCAACGTGAAGCGTTCCTTTATTTTCAGGTTTATCCCACCACCAATACCCCCCTGTGGAAAAAGGCATTTGATTTACAGAATCATAACGATGGAATTTTATTTTCAAAGCAGTTCTGAATTTATCAACCAGTCGTAACGGTTCATTATCGAGGTGAAATATGCGCGCGAAAGAAAGTCGAATTTTGGCCGGTAATAAGCCCCTGTCATGACAAATCCTTCGAGAGCTTGATACGCCATCCTAACGGCGGCTTCGATGTTGTCGGCAGCTCCTGTTGCGCAGCCAACATCCTTGTCATAACCGACGCTGACAAATCTTTCTTCTTCATCGCCTTCTGATTTCACTTTTTTAAGGCAATAGAAAAATAACTGATCTGAAACTTCATCCAGCCAGTCCATCGTGTATTCACCTTCATACATATCTGGCTCTTTACCATTTGGTTCAGTTTGAAACAGGCGAACCGAAACTCCAAATTTCCAATTCAACGGATTTTTACCTTTGGAAATCAGGTCGAAATGTCGGACAACCGAACCGCGTCCTTTTTTGTCGCCGCACATGGCTATTTCAGAAAATAACCCGTCAAAACCCCATCGCGTAGCGCAAAACTCCGTGAAATAAAAATCGTTTCCGTCAAACAGAAGTCCGGCATCGAAAATTGAGATTCCTGGCTGTTTTTTTGCCATGTCGTAAATAATCGGCGGAAAGGCTATTTTATTAAGTTCGCAATCCAGTCTAGTTTGGATGCATAAATCCTGACATCCGCCCGTCAATCTACCAATGTTTCCAGAACCAATCGGTTTGTTCTCAAGCTCGACAAGGCTAAACAATGGGACACCATCCCAGAAAACCATCACAGGAGTTATCTCAATCGGTTTCTTTATTTTTTCCTCAAGCGTGAATCCTCCGCGTTCATATCCTTTGGCCTCCGTTTTTAATGCGCCGGAAATCTGCCTTCGAGCAAGTTCTGGGTCGGTTGTTTCTGGGACAACGGTTTCAGCATTGCTTCCCTCGCTTTTAAGGACGAAAATCTTGTCTGGGTTTTCCTCAAGAAATTTCAGGGCGTCGTCCACCCTGTGAAATTCAGCGACTTCCGCCACTTTCAAATCGGGATAATTTTTCTTGGCAAAATCCTTTCCGGCCTGACGGTCTTTTTCAAGATTATAACTCTCTTCGGTTGGGAAAACCCCTTTTCGGAAACCCATCTTCAATGCTTTTTCGGAGTATTCCCAAAGATCTCCATAATCAAACATGACAAACCACTCATCTTTATTTTTTATGGTTTTCATCCACTCAATCACATCATCGGCGGATTTTATGTCCAAAATTCCTTCGTAAAGAGAAAGGCGTGAATCGCTTTTTCCTTTTGGTGTGTTCTCGTCCTCTTCCTTTTGAACCATTCCAATGATAACTTTCTTGCCGTCGTCCAGCAGGCGGTCGGCGATTGGCAGAGGGTGGAAATCCCTTGTTATGAAAATATAATTATCCATTTTTCATCGCCTCTTTTATAGCCTCCTGACCGGCATCAATCAATGTCATGGCCATTCGGCTTTCTAAAATCAATGGAATTTCCGTGCATCCAATGATTATTTGATCCGCACCGGAGCGAGACATCCGAATTATGATGGATTCGGTGTCAGTGAGATTTCCACGAATCGAACGGCCAGAAATTGCCGCCTTGACAGCTTGGTTTAGAGCAGCCTGCTCTGCATCCGTTGTTGAAATTGGTTCAATCCCAAGGCTTCTTAAGTGTCTTTCATAAAGTTTTGATTTTTTAGTGGAGTCGGAGCATAAAACACCAACCTTATCGGCAGTTGCGCTCTGGCAGGCCGCATCAATCATATTTATTATTTGACCATCGAAATAAGTTTGGAGTTCATCAAGAAAAACGTGGGCAGAATTGCAGGCTATGATTATCTGTTTGCACTCCCAGACTTCCATTTTGGAAATCGCCTTTTTTAGTTGGGATTTTACCAATCCTTCGTCAACTATTCCGGTCTCATCCATCCCTTTCACCGGAAGATTATAGAGCAGAAATTCAGGAAAATCCGAATCCTGCATTATTTTACTATCCTGTGCTTGGTCGAGAAGAAAATTTGCCAGTCTAATTCCAGCAAATGCCCCCATCCCAGAAATGATTCCAAGATTTTTCATTCCTTTGAACTTGCATTCAATTTTTCATAGGCCTTTCTGCTTCCCTCAAGCCCGCTGCGAAACGATTCCGCGACAGCCTGCGCGTTCTGACGGCGGATTTCAGCCTTCGTCGCCACATCCTTGCGTTTCTGCTCATGGGCGAAGGACACGTTTTTATGCTGCATCTTCTGGCGGGCAGTCGCCTCGCTGATTTTGGACTTGGTTTTCGCGGCAATCAAATCCTTCGCCAGTTCCCCGTTCTCACCGCCGCCGTTCTGTTGCTGCGCCTTTTTCGCGGCCTCCTGCTGACGCTGCTGGAACGCCTTCACAAAATTCATCAGCTTGCCAAGCAGGTCTGAAAATTTCTTCACGTTCTGTTTTTCTTCCGGGTCTTGGCCTAGAATCTGGATATGCTGCTCCGTTACAGCCGCCGCAAGCTGCAAGCCTTGAACCTGTGCGGGTGTTCCGACGCCACCTGATTTCTGTATGTTGCCTATGACTGCGCCCATTGATTTTAGCAGCCGCGTTATTTGTTCGATGTGGTTCAAGCCCTCGCGCATTTCGGGCGGCACTCCATTCATGCAGGTATTGAAATCCACCTCTGCCTGCTTCGTGGCATCGCTGACATTCGGCAAGGCGTCCGGCGGGGCAATGCGGCGGGCTTTCTTCGCGTTGTTAGTCACCGCCAATGCCCAATCGTGTTTGATTTCCGCTTGTGCGTGCGGGTCAAACAGGTTGACCTTGCCCATGAGCGTGTCAGCCTGCGCGACTTCCATTGCCCGGTTGCCTCCGCCAAGTGTCTGCTCTATTTCAATGTCCCATCTTTCGATGTCCAGCCACTTGCGCGGAATTTTCGCCTCCATGCACTTTGCCTGAAATTTTTTAACTTCAAAATCTGTGCTTTTTTCGAGGGTGAACCGTCTCGCTATCTCTCGATATGAAAATGTTTCAAGCCGGTAAGCGCGCGACAAAAGGGACTGCATCAACTGCGACACCTGCATCATCAACGCCTGCATTTCAAACTTGGTCTGGCGTTCGTTTTTCATCACGTTTGCCGGGGACTGCGTATAGGCCGACGTGGAATTTCCGATAAGCGTGGCGTATTCATCCTTTAACCCGGCCACAAGGTTTGCGTCAACGCCATACCGCTCCGCAGCGGTCACAAAGTTCAATCCCTCTGGAATTATGCCCCACGGCGCATCAAACACGACCTGTTCAAGCCTTGAACGGTCTGCCGGGTCTGTCACGCGAAAGATCGTTAGCATCTGTTCAAAGACGTGCTGCGTCCACTGGCAGCGCAGGCGGTTCATCGTCCATAAAAGTTCGTAAGTAAGGAACGCCAGCGAGCGGATTGAATGATACATGAATGGCGGGACATTGTTTCCATCGCCAAACTGAAAATGGATGATGCTGCCCAAGTCCGCCGAAAAAGGCTTCTTTCCGTTGTAAATAATCTGCGCGGTGTCTCCACTGTCGTTGACGCCGGGTATCACCGTGTCGCGGTCGAGCATCATTTTCCGATACCAGCCGGGGTTTTTGGATTCTTCCTCGCGGTAATAAAAATCCCAAAACCATATCACGGGCGCGGAATCACTGTCGTAGAAAGTCATGTTCTGCTTGTAAAGCTCGGCCATCTGCTCCGGCGTGTCCGACCAGTCATAATTCTCCGGGTTCTGGTTTAATTCCTGGTAATTGTCCAGAATTTTCCTGACCGCTGGCAGATTCCAGCCCTTGTCAATGTTCTCCGGCTTGCGGAAAAATGTGTATTTGAAAAGTTCGCCCGGCCTCATCTTCCGGCACACGGCGAAGTATTGCAAATTCTCCATCGTTATTTCCGTGTCGGTCGGAATCAAAAAATCCTGAACAAATTTTCCGACCGGCTTCCATGAAAATTCATCGCCCCACATCTTTGCGCCCATGCCGTGCAGGCATACACCGCCAAACACAGAGTCTTGCGTGTGGAAAAATGAATTGCTGTTGACGATTGGCTTGTTGATGAGGCGGGTGATTGTGGTTTCCCAATCGCGCTGATTCTTTTCAGGCGCATCAGGGATGGACACCTTGAAAAACTGCGCCTGCTTCATAAATGCGTTCTCGTATTGCGCTCTGGCGTTGTGCAACAAGACGCTGCCTTGTTTGTCATTGAAGCGGACAAGAATATGATTTGCTTCCGCTTCCTCATCCGTCCAAAGAACCTTGCCATTGAAAAACTCATTGAGCATGGCGCGGGTCGAGGAGCGCGTCAACTCGCCTTGCTTCATCGAGTCAATCACCGAATCAATTTTTTCCGCCGTCGAGAAGTTCATTCAAGGGTTTTCGTTTCAGCGGGTGGATTCGGGGATGTCAATTTTTCGAGTTCAGCGTCAGAAACTTCTTCCGGCTTTCCATCGCCCGCGCCGTTCGGTGCAGGCGGCGTCCCCGTTGGTTTTAACTTCCGCAGCAACGGAATCAAGCCGCCGTCCTTGCAGCGATGAAATAAAACGGCGTCTGGCTTCACAAAATCCAGAGTGACGTGGTTCTCCGGCGAGTCCGGCAGCCTGGCCTCCACAAAAATCGGCGGCTTGTCCGGCTGCCCCCAAAAATGGTGTATCAAATTCGTGTGCTGTGACGCTGTGACAATCCTTTCGCCGCCACCGATGTCCCATGCCTGACGACCGCCGTTCACGTCGGGTATTCTGGAAAAATCCAAATACGCATCCGGCGGATAAACCGAGCATCCCGTCAGGTGCTTTGCCGGAAGATTCTTCTGCCCTGTCTGTTCGATGACAGCCCCCATATAGCGTAGCGGGCTTTCCTGATATGCCTCACTGATGTCGGCCAGCCAGTTCGGTTTCATAGGCACGCAGTCCGGCTCAAGCCACAGGAACGGGCATCCGTAGTTTTCCTTCACATACTTCGCCGCCTGCAAGAACATCGAATTAGGCTTATGCCCCGTGGCGGGTATGGCGGCGGAGACGGCTCGCGCATGGGAAAAGATTGTTTTCGCCTTTTCAAAAAGAGGGACGACGCGGTTCATGTCAACCTCGCGGTCAACCCAGAACAGGACGGGGAACGGCATCAGACCGTCCAGTTCTCCAATCCATTCGACAAGTTTTTCAGTGAGGTTAAAGTCGCCATTGTGCGTGGCGATGACGACGAGCAGGTTTGTGTTTTTGTTCATGGTGCAGGGGTTTGTGTTTGTTGTTTCATCCAGCAAAATGCCGGGAATTTTGAAAGTGTTTCGGAATCCATGCAGCCAAGCAGCGTATCCATCGGGGTGTGAATTTTCAGCGGAAGATGGCAGCGGCAAACCATGCACACACCCAGCCCCGGCTCATTTTCAATGGAGAGATTCATGCCGTTCTTGCGTTCGATGTGCGCCTTGACGATTTTTCCCACAATGGAATTAAAATCAATGTCCCTGCGCTGGTTATGCGGACAGGGATTTCCAGACAATCTTCCGGTGCAAATGTCACCGCGAGCCTGCGCCTCTTCCTGTGCGACAGGAATAAACCCGTCGTCGCCCCAGTCAAGCAATGTTTTGATCCCGCGCATTTCATTTGAAATAAATTTCGAAATCATGCCGTCGCCCCATTCAGTAGCGGAACACCGCAGGAAGCGCAACCTCTTTTCTGCGAATCCTGCCGCGGCACAAAATTAAAATTTCCACCCCTGCACCATGCCGGGTCGTTGTTCAACCGCACGCATTGCGCCTCGTCAACGTCCGTCATCACCATAACCATGTCAGCCCGTTCAAGTCCGTTCGCCTTTCTTAACGCCAGTATCGGGGCGCAAAACTGCTTGAACGGCATCGTCGTCGTGGAAAACTTCTTGATGACGCCGCCATTCCCGTCCAGTTGTGAATAGACATATCCACCTGCCGGGATTGACGTGTAATTGATGAGGGGCATTTGATTATGAGCGAGCCTGTCTGCCAGGCTGATGTAACCTGCAATTGATTGTTTATCCACCATCATTCAGAAAATTGCAAGAAATTTATTCTCCGTCTTTCCACTGATGATTAGTTTTTCTTTGTCCTTATCCGCTTCATGCTTGGCGGATATTCACCCCATCTAGCCTTAAAATTCTCCGCATCCCTGATTGTCGTCGTGTCTCTATCAATAAACCATTTTACACGTTCCCGGATGCCATAATGTTTTGGTGGTTGCTCCGTCATATTCGTTCTCCATTCTCCTTGATCTGATGTTGCGGAGGCTCGCTCGGAGACGCGCCGTGCCTCGCCCGATATTCAGACTGTTTCGCAGCCTTGTAAATCCGCCTGTTTGTTTTCGTCATCAATTCCTGATAGTGACGACCATTTAGCAGTAGCCAGCCGTCTTCAACCTTTTCAATCCTTCGCCCTTCAAACGGCTGCTTCTCAATCCTCTGCGTGTCAGGCGCGGCCAGAATTTTCAAAGCTTTAATCGTCTCCTCCTCTGTCTTCTTCGCCCACTGACTAATGTTGTATGCGTTACCGCGCACCACAAAATCCTTGTCCTTCTTCGCAAGCATTGTCAGAAACACCTTCACCACATAATCAGGCTCACTCCAAAGTGACGAGTCCACAATTTTTGAAAAGATTGGCGTATAAAAATCCATGCGAAAACTCTCTCAAATTACCAATTCCATGTCAACAATAATAGTGGACAAAATGGACAGCGTGGATAATCAGTGGACAGTTTGAAGACACCTAAAGGCTAAATGCTAGAAGAATCGAAATCTCCAAAAATTTAAGGCTCGTTTCAAAGGGTTAAAGGCGTAACCCGCTCGCCCGATTCCTGATTCCCCCTGCCGGGTGGGTGGTGCGGGGACGGTCGGGCAGTCGGGAAAGAATTACCTGGAAGGTGGAACACTACACAAGACAAACCGAATAAAGATATGTGACATTGTGTAACTATAATTGTTTTGCTCAATGTTATCAATGGTTTGAATAAAGAGCAGTAGATACGACGAAGAATTCAAATTAATCTTTGATTTGACGCTATGTTTTTGGCTGATTTGGCTGATTTTCTTGTGGTATCACCGGCTGCGCGGATGGTTGTTGGCGATCTACTCGGCGTGGCCTGACGACTCCGGCAGTTGGTTGGACGAGTTTCCAAAGCTCGGCAACGGCTTTTCCAATCATCAGGCGAGTCTTTAGCGGCTTGCCCTTCATGTCGTCAAGATACTCGTCTATTTGATTCAACACCTTTTGTTTTCGCGCTTCATCTGGCAAAGGTTTCTCGGTGATTCGGGCTTGCTCGGTAAGCATTGCGAGAAGTGCTTTTTCACGTTCTTTGTTCTGCTTGCGTGATTCTTGGGCTTTGAGCGCATAGAATCTAGCGGTTTCCGGCGTGAAATTTGGGGCTTTAGTTGCGAGATTTGCCATGTCGGATTTATCGTTCATTTGGGCTCGTTTGTCAACCTGCCAATTGGCCAGGCCGGTTTGAAAATAAATGAAAATAGTTCTTGCTAACCGAACCGCTTGGGTTTAATCTTTAGACATGAAAACGAACATGACCACCGAACTGCAAAACAGAATCAACAAAAACAGCGTGAACTACTTTCGCGGCACTCACCCGGAAGTAATCGCCGAGTGCGAACACCGCGCCATGATGTTCGAGCAAAAGCAAGCTGCCGCCGAACTGCAATGGGCTACCATCCAAGCCAAAGCAACAAACTTTCTTGACTGATCCCGACAATCATCATCAAATGAAAAATCCCGCCGCTCAATCTCTTGGACGCCTCGGCGGTCTGGCGAAGTCGAAAGCCAAAACCGCCGCTGCGCGCCGGAACGCAAAACTCGGTGGTCGCCCGAAGAAAAAAGTGCGGCCAAACTGGAAGGCGTATGCCAAACAGCGCGCAATAAACGAACGCTTCGGCGACTCTGACGTGGAAATGATATGAAACCCAAACGCGCCGCCAGTCCCGCCGGCGCCGCTGAAGCGCGCCGGATTAATAGCCGTTGACAAACCGCCTTAAACCGTTTTAAGATTATCGCATGACAAAT